ATGATTACCTTGATTTCGGAAGACGAAATCTCCTCCAGCCCTTCGGTCGTGGAGGTTGGGGAACTGTTCAATGAGGCGAAGGAGGCGCTGAACGCCGCGCTGCGGAAGTTCAGGGCGGGTGAGCTCGGGGAGGCAAGGGAGATCGCCAAGCAGATTGGCGAGGTCCGCTCTGCCTACAAAACGGCATTGGAAGAGAGGATACGCGTTGCAAAACTTCGCAAAGACGAAGCCGGGGTCGTTTACGACTACGCGCTCGACCTCGACGCGGCGCGGGATGAAATCTGCCGCCGCCTGGCTTGCCTCCGCGACGCCGGAGACGGTCGATGAGTTCCTGACCGGCCTCAGCGACGCGGCGCTGATGTCGCTGCCCTGGCTTTTCGAGGTCTGGGCGCTGCCGCATCAGCTGCCGCCCGAGGGGGTCTGGAAGACCTGGATCATCATGGGCGGGCGTGGCGCGGGCAAGACCCGCGCCGGGGCCGAATGGGTCCGGGCCGAGGTCGAGGGGGCGCGCCCCCTCGATCCCGGCCGGTCGAAGCGGGTGGCGCTGATCGGCGAGACGCTGGAGCAGGTCGAGAAGGTGATGATCTTCGGCGACAGCGGCATCATGGCCTGTTCGCCGCCCGACCGGAAACCGAAATGGGAGGCAACCAGGCGGCGGCTGGTCTGGCCGAACGGGGCGGTGGCGGAGGCCTATTCCGCCTTCTCCCCGGAAGCACTTAGGGGGCCGCAATTCGATGCCGCCTGGGCCGATGAGCTGGCGAAATGGAGCAAGGGCGAAGAGGCCTGGGACATGCTGCAATTCGCGCTGCGGCTGGGTCCCGACCCGCGCCAGGTGGTGACGACGACGCCGAAGAACGTGGGCGTGCTGAAGGCGATCCTGAAGAACCCGTCGACCGTCATCACGCAGGCACCGACCGAGGCCAACCGGGCCTATCTGGCGGCCTCGTTCCTGGAGGAGGTGCGGGCGCGCTATGCCGGAACGCGCAAGGGGCGGCAGGAGTTGAACGGTGAGTTGCTGGAGGATCTGGAGGGCGCGCTCTGGTCCGCGTCAGTGATCGAGGCGGCGCAGGCGGAGGCGCCGAAGGCCTTCAGCCGGGTGGTGGTGGCGGTCGACCCGCCGGTCACCGGGCATGAGGGATCGGACGAATGCGGCATCGTCGTGGTGGGCGCGCTGACCGAGGGGCCGCCGTCGGATTGGCGGGCCTGGGTTCTGGAGGATGCCAGCGTCAGCGCGGCAAGCCCGGACGCCTGGGCGCGGGCCGCGGTGGCGGCGATGCACCGGCATGGCGCGGACCGGCTGGTGGCCGAGGTCAACCAGGGCGGCGCGCTGGTGGAAAGCGTGGTGCGCACGGTCGATCCGCTGATCTCTTACCGGCCGGTTCATGCCTCGCGCGGGAAGGCGGCGCGGGCGGAGCCGGTGGCGGCGCTTTACGAGCAGGGCCGGGTGCATCACCTGCGCGGGCTTGAGGTGCTGGAGGATCAGATGAGCCGGATGACCACGCGGGGCTACGAGGGGCGCGGATCGCCGGACCGGGTGGATGCGCTGGTCTGGGCGCTGACCGACCTCATGCTGGACCCGGCGGCGAAATGGCGGCGGCCGCAGGTGCGAAGCCTGTGACGGCGTAGCGGGGGGCCGTCTGCCCCCCGCACCCCCCGAGAGTATTTCGACCACAGTGAAAGCAGGGGCGCCGGCCCCTGGTGGCTGAACGAGGAGAATTCGGATGGCATGGAACATCTTCCGGCGCGCCGAGGGCGTGGTGCCGGAGCAAAAGGCCTCGGCCACGGGGCGGGTGATCGCCTGGGGATCGTCGGGGCGCGTGGCCTGGTCGCCGCGCGATACGGTGAGCCTGACAAAGACGGGGTTTTCCGGCAATCCGGTCGGGTTCCGGGCGGTCAAGCTGATCGCCGAGGCGGCGGCGGCGCTGCCGCTCGTCTGTCAGGACCGCGAGCGGCGCTATGACCTGCATCCGGTGATCGACCTGATGCGGCGGCCCAATCCGGGGCAGGGGCGGGCCGAGCTGTTCGAGGCCCTCTATGGTCAGCTCTTGCTGAGCGGGAACGGCTATGTCGAGGCGGTGGGTGGCGCCGGGCTGCCGGTGGAACTGCATGTGCTGAGGTCCGACCGGATGTCTCTGGTGCCCGGTGCCGATGGCTGGCCTGTGGCCTATGACTATACCGTCGGCGGGCGCAGGCATCGTTTCGACATGGCGGGGCCGGCCGATCCGATCTGTCATATCAAGAGCTTTCACCCGCAGGACGACCATTACGGGCTGTCGCCGATGCAGGCGGCGGCGGTGGCGGTCGATGTGCATAACAGCGCATCGAGCTGGTCGAAGGCGCTTCTGGACAATGCCGCGCGGCCTTCGGGGGCGATCATTTACAAGGGAACGGACGGGCAGGGGGCGCTGGCGCCCGATCAGTATGACCGGCTGATCCACGAGATGGAGATGCACCATCAGGGCGCGCGCAATGCCGGGCGGCCGATGTTGCTGGAGGGCGGGCTCGACTGGAAGCCGATGGGGTTCAGCCCCTCGGATATGGAGTTCCAGAAGACAAAGGAGGCGGCGGCGCGCGAGATCGCGGTCGCCTTCGGAGTGCCGCCGATGCTGCTGGGCATTCCCGGCGACGCGACCTATGCGAATTATCAGGAGGCCAACCGGGCCTTCTATCGCCTGACGGTGCTGCCGCTGGCGACGCGGGTCACGGCGGCGGTGGCCTACTGGCTGTCTACCCATCTGGGCGAGGAGATCGAGCTGAAGCCCGATCTGGACCAGGTGCCGGCGCTGGCGGGCGAGCGCGACCAGCAATGGAAGCGCGTCGGCGAGGCGCTGTTCCTGACCGACGCGGAAAAACGCGCCATCCTTGGCCTGCCGCCGCTGCCGGGCGGGGCGTGAGCATGGCGGGTGCGGGGTCGCGTTACCTCAAGGAGCCGTTCGCCTGCACGCATGAGCATCGCTTCGAGGCGGTGGACCGGATCATGTCCCTTCAGTTCGAGACCGTCGAAAAGCGGCTGGAGCGGATCGAGGGGATGATCCTGGGCGTGGAAAAGCGGCTTTGGATGACGGTGTTCGGGGTCGTGGGTGTGATCCTGAGCCAGGCGGCGCAGTCGATCATCGAGTTCGGGCCGAAATGAGGATGAGCCAGATGATGAGTGAATACGGGCTGGAGACGAAGTACTGCCGGCTGGGCGAAGACATCCGGCTGACCGAGGGCAGCCGGATCGAGGGCTATGCGTCCTTCTTCGGCCTGACCGATCAGGGCGGCGATGTGGTGATGCCGGGGGCCTATGCGCGGTCGCTGACGCGTCTGAAGGCGGAGGGGCGCGCGGTCAGGATGCTATGGCAGCATGACGCGACGCAGCCCATCGGCGTCTGGGACGAGATCACCGAGGACGCGCGCGGCCTGAAGGTCAGGGGCCGTATCCTGACCGAGGTGGAGAAGGGCCGCGAGGCGGCGGCGCTGGTTGCGGCGGGAGCGATCGACGGGCTGTCGATCGGATATCGCACGGTGACGGCGGAGAAGAATGCGAAGGGCCAGCGGCTTCTTCGTGAGGTGGAGCTTTGGGAGGTGTCGCTTGTCACCTTCCCGATGCTTCCCGAGGCGCGGGTCGGGGCCAAGGGCGACAGCCCGGACGCCATGGACCTGCGCGAACTGGCGGCGCTGTTCGACGCGGCGCGGCGGGTGTTGGCGGGGCGCTAGGCGCCCCTTTCGACGCAACCCCTGACACGAGGTGATGGGTATGAAGACGACCGAGACGAAAGCTCGGGCCGGGGAAGGCGTGTCCGGCGCTCCGGCTGAGGAAGTTAAGTCCGCGCTTGCCGGTTTTCTGGGCGAGTTCAAGGGCTTTCAGGACGAGATGACATCGAAGCTGCAACAACAGGAAGAGCGACTGACCATGCTGGATCGCAAATCTACGACTGCCGGTTTTGCCCAGGGGCGCCCGGTGCTGTCCACCGCCGTTGACCTCGACGCGCCGCACAAGAAGGCGTTCGGCGCCTATCTGCGGTCGGGCGACGATGACGGGTTGCGCGGCCTTGTCCTTGAGGGCAAGGCGCTGAACACGCAGGTCAACGCCGATGGCGGGTTCCTCGTCGATCCCGAGACCTCGGACCGCATTCGCGGCGTTCTGAAATCCACCGCCTCGATCCGCGCCATCGCCAATGTCGTGCAGGTGGAGGCGACCTCGTTCGACGTGCTGGTCGATCACACCGACCTTGGTTCCGGCTGGGCGACGGAGACCGGCACGCTGAGCGAGACCGGCACGCCGCAGATCGACCGCATCTCCATCCCGCTGCATGAGCTGTCGGCGATGCCGAAAGCCTCGCAGCGGCTGCTGGACGACAGCGCCTTCGACGTCGAGGGCTGGCTGGCCGAGCGCATCGCCGACAGGTTCGCCCGCGCGGAATCGCAGGCCTTCGTGTCGGGCGACGGGATCGACAAGCCGAAGGGCTTCCTGAGCCACACGGCGGTGGACAATGGCGTCTGGGCCTGGGGCTCGCTCGGCTATGTGCCGACCGGTGCGGATGGCGATTTCGCGCCCACCAATGCCTCGGATTCGATCATCGACCTGGTCTATGCGCTGGACGCCGAATACCGCGCCAACGCGACCTTCGTGATGAATTCCAAGACCGCGGGCGCGGTGCGCAAGATGAAGGATGCCGATGGCCGCTTCCTGTGGTCCGACGGCCTGGCCGCGGGGGAGCCGGCGCGCCTGATGGGCTATCCGGTCCTGATCTCGGAGGACATGCCGGATATCGCCTCGGGCGCCTTCGCGGTCGCCTTCGGGGATTTCCACAACGGCTATACGGTCGCCGAACGCCCCGACATGCGGGTGCTGCGCGATCCGTTCTCGGCCAAGCCGCATGTCCTGTTCTACGCCTCCAAGCGCGTGGGCGGCGATGTGAGCGACTTTGCCGCGATCAAGCTTCTGAAGTTCGCCATCGCCTGAGGTGGCGAGCCGGCCGGGGGCCTTCGCGGGTCCCCGGCCGTTCGGGCGCGGGTCGCCGGTTTTTCCCCCGTATTGTCTAGCTGCTCCCTCCGTCCGAGCAATGCGGGCAGACCCGCGCCCGTTTCCTTGCCGGACCGGGGGCGCGAGAATTTCGGAGATATTCCCATGATGCTGAGCGAAGTTCTGGCGGTGCCGCAGGCCGCCTTGCCGGTGGCGGCGTTCAAGGACCATCTGCGGCTTGGCACCGGGTTCGCCGATGACGGCGTGCAGGACGCGCTGGCCGAAAGCTATCTTCGCGCGGCGATGGCCGCGATCGAGGGGCGGATCGGCAAGGCGCTGATCGCGCGGGATTTCCTGCTGGCGCTGGAGCGCTGGCGCTGGCCGGACAGCCAGGCGCTGCCGCTGGCGCCGGTTACGGGGGTGGTCTCTCTCACGGTCTATGACCGCGACGGGGTGGCGGACCTGATCGACCCGGCGCGCTACCGGCTGGTGAAGGACATGCACCGGCCGCGCCTTGTGGCTGCGGGGGCGCTTTTGCCCGGCATCGCCAGCGGCGGGCGGGCCGAGATCGTGTTTTCGGCCGGGTTCGGCCCGGCCTGGACCGATCTGCCGGGCGATCTGGCGCAGGCGGTGTTCCTGCTGGCGGCATCCTACCACGAGGTGCGCCATGAACAGGGCGAGGGCGCGGCGATGCCCTTTGGCGTGACGGCGCTGATCGAACGCTGGCGCACGGTGCGTGTCCTTGGCGGGGGCGCATCATGAGGGCGCCGCATCTGAACCGCAAGCTGGTGCTGGAAGAGGCGCAGCGCGTGGCCGATGGCGCGGGCGGCTTTGCGCTGACATGGGTGGCGATGGGCGCGCTTTGGGCCGCCGTCGATGCCGGAACCGGGCGCGAGCGGGCCGGCGAATTCGCGACGCTGTCGCAGGTTACCTACCGCATCACCGTGCGCGGCGCGCCGCAGGGCGCGCCGTCGCGGCCGAAGCCGGAACAGCGGTTCCGCGACGGCGCGCGGATCTTCCGCATCACGGCCGTGACCGAGGCGGATGAGGCGGGCCGCTATCTGGTCTGCTACGCGCAGGAGGAGGTCCTGGCATGAGCTATGGTGTCGGCGCCGCGCTTCAGGCGGCGGTCTATCAGCGGCTGGCGGGGGACGGGGCGCTGGATGCGCTGGTTTCCGGCGCGATCCACGATTCGATCCCGCCGGGGACGGTGACGGGGACCTATGTCTCGCTTGGCCCCGAGGATGTGCGCGATGCCTCCGACCAGGTCGGGCGCGGAGCGCTGCATGAATTCACCGTCTCGGTCGTCACCGATCAGGCGGGGTTCCAGCAGGCCAAGGCAGTCGCGGCGGCGGTGTCGGACGCGCTGACCGGGGCGAACCTGCCGCTGTCGCGGGGCCGCCTGGTCGGTCTGTGGTTCCTGTCGGCGCGCGCAAGGCGGGTCGAGAAGGCGGATGTGCGCCGGATCGACCTGATCTTTCGGGCGCGGGTCGAGGATTAGAGCGATCAAATCGCTTTCACAAATCGAACAATAGCTGGCAAATCACGGCATGAAATCTGCCGTTCGGTTTCACATATCGGAGAACTCTCATGGGCGCCCAGAACGGCAAGGACCTTCTTGTCAAGCTCGACCTCACCGGGGGCGGGCAATTCACCACCATCGCGGGGCTGCGCGCCACGCGGATCAGTTTCAACGCCGAAACGGTCGATGTCACCAGCCTTGAAAGCCAGGGCGGCTGGCGCGAGCTTCTGGGCGGCGCGGGGGTGCGGTCGGCCTCGGTCTCCGGTTCGGGCGTGTTTGTGGACAGCGCCACGGATGACCGCGCGCGGCAGATCTTCTTTTCCGGCACGGTCGAGATGTTCCAGGTGATCATTCCCGATTTCGGCATCGTCGAGGGGCCGTTCCAGATCACCGCCATCGAATATGCAGGCAGCTATAACGGCGAGGCGACCTATGAGTTGTCGCTGGCCTCGGCCGGGGCGCTGAGCTTCACGGCGATCTGATGGCGAACCCCTGGACGGGCGAGGTCGCGATCACGCTGGACGGGGTTGCGCATCGGGCGAAGCTGACGCTGGGCGCGTTGGCCGAGCTTGAGGCAGAGCTGGGGACCGGGACGCTGGTCGAGCTGGTCGAACGGTTCGAGGCGGGGCGGTTTTCCACCCGCGACGTGCTGATGCTGATCGTCGCGGGCCTGCGCGGCGGCGGCTGGGGCGGGACGGCGGGCGACCTGATGGCGGTCGAGATCGGCGGCGGGCCGGTGGGCGCCGCGCGGGCGGCGGCAGAGCTTCTGGCGCGCGCCTTCACGGTGCCGGAGGCGCGATGAGCGCCTTTGACTGGCCCGGCCTGATGCGGGCCGGGATGGGGGCGCTTGGCCTGCATCCCGAGCAGTTCTGGAAGCTGACCCCGGCAGAGCTGGTGCTGATGCTGGGCGATCCGGCGGCGGTGGCGCCGCTGGACCGCGCCCGGCTGGCGGAACTGGCGCGGGCCTGGCCGGACAAGATGAAGGAGGATGAGGATGGCACTGACCGACGGGCTGGACAGCCTGTCCCAGCAGATGACGATGCTTGAGCAGACGCTGGGCGGCGCACAGACGATGACGGCGGCTTTCGATGCCGAACTGGGTCGGATGCGGGACAGCATGGTCTTTACAGGGCGCGAGGTCTCCTCGCTCTCCACCAGTATCGGGGGCGGACTGCGGCGGGCCTTCGATGGCCTCGTCTTCGACGGGTTGAAGCTGTCGGACGCGCTGAAGGGACTGGCGCAGACCATGGTGGACAGCGTCTACAACATCGCCATGCGGCCGGTGCAGCAGGCCGTGGGCGGCGCGATCGCGGGCGGCATGAATGGCCTGCTGAGCGGGCTGTTCCCCTTTGAGAAGGGGGCCAGCTTCGCCCAAGGGCGGGTGATGCCCTTCGCCAAAGGGGGTGTCGTGTCCTTCCCCACCATGTTCCCGATGCGCGGCGCGCGCGGGTTGATGGGCGAGGCGGGGCCGGAGGCGATCATGCCGCTGACGCGGGGCGCGGACGGGCGGCTGGGCGTTCAGGCGCAGGGCGGCGGGCGCGCGATCAATATTGTGATGAACGTGACGACGCCGGACGTGCAGGGCTTTGCCCGCAGCCAGAGCCAGATTGCGGCGCAGATGAGCCGCGCGCTTGCGCGTGGCGAACGCAACAGATGAGGGGCAGAGATGGCATTTCACGAGGTACGCTTTCCCGCCAAGCTGAGTTTCGGTTCGGTCGGCGGGCCCGAGCGGCGGACCGAGATCGTCCAACTGACGAACGGGTTCGAGGAGCGCAACACGCCCTGGTCCCAGTCGCGCCGGCGCTATGACGCGGGGCTGAGCCTGCGGTCGCTGGACGATATTGGCGAGCTGATCGCGTTTTTCGAGGCGCGGCAGGGCCAGTTGAACGGGTTTCGCTGGAAGGACTGGGCGGATTACAAATCCTGCGCCGCCTCGGCCACGGTCGGGTATGAGGACCAGGTGATCGGGACCGGGGACGGGGTGAGCCGCGATTTCGCGCTGGTGAAAACCTATGTCTCCGGCGGGTCGGCCGAGACGCGGGCGATCGCCAAGCCGGTGCAGGGGACGGTGCGGGTTGGGCTTCAGGGCGACGAGCTGGTCGAGACGGTCCATTTCACGGTCGATTACGCCACGGGCATCGTGAGTTTCGCGAGCCCGCCCGCCCTCGGCGCGCAGGTCACCGCGGGCTATGAATTCGACGTGCCGGTGCGCTTTGACACCGACCGCATCCAGGTGTCGGTCGCGTCGTTCCAGGCCGGTGAGGTGCCGCAGGTGCCGGTGGTCGAGGTGCGGCTGTGATGGGCTATTCGGACGCAATGAAGGCGCATCTTGCGGGCGGCGCCACGACGCTGGCGCGCTGTTTCTCGGTGCTGCGGAAGGACGGGCTTGTCCTTGGCTTTACCGATCACGACCGGGATCTGAACTTCGACGGGATCACGTTTCGCGCCGATAGCGGGCTGACCGCGAAGGCGATCCAGCAGGCGACCGGCCTGTCGGTGGACAACAGCGAGGCCTTCGGCGCGCTGCGGTCGGCCGCGATCACCGAGGCCGATATTCTGGCCGGGCGCTATGATGGCGCGGAGGTGCGCGCCTGGCTGGTGAACTGGGCCGATCCTGCGGTCCGGGTGTTGCAATTCCGAGGGACGCTGGGGGAGATCGTGCGGTCGGGCGGCGCCTTCACGGCCGAACTCAGGGGGCTCAGCGAGGCACTGAACCAGCCGGTCGGGCTGATCTATCACGCGCGCTGTTCGGCGGTGCTGGGCGACGGGCGTTGCGGGTTCGATCTGTCGCAGCCGGGCTATGCCGAGGAGCGCCCTGTGGAGATGGTCCAGGAGGGCCGGGTGTTCCGCTTCGCCGCCATGCCGGGCTTCGAGGACCGCTGGTTCGAGAAGGGGCGGCTGGTGGTGCTGGACGGTGTCGCCAAGGGGCTGGTCGGGTCGATCAAGAATGACCGGGCCACCGGCGGCGGGGGCAGGGAGGTGGAGCTTTGGCAGAACCTTGGCGCCGCTCCGGCCCCGGGTGACATGGTGCGGATCGAGGCCGGGTGTGACCGGCGGGCGGAGACATGTCGGTTGAAATTCAACAATTTCCTGAACTTCCGTGGCTTTCCTCATATTCCGGGTGAGGATTGGGTGATGTCCTATCCGGTCAGCTCCGCCCGCAACGATGGCGGGAGCCTTTCGGGATGAGCAGAGCGAATGAACGCGCCGTTGCCGTCGCGCGGGGCTGGATCGGCACGCCTTATCGGCATCAGGCGGCGGTGCAGGGGGCCGGGACGGATTGCCTTGGCCTCTTGCGCGGTGTCTGGCGCGCGGTTTACGGCGCCGAGCCGGAAGAGGTCCCTCCCTATACCGAGGACTGGAGCGAGCCGGGCGGCGAGGAGCGGTTGTGGGCGGCGGCGCTGCGCCACCTGATCCCGGTCGCGCCGGGGGCCGCGCTGGCGCCGGGGCAGGTCCTGTTGTTCCGCATGCGCGATGGCGCGGTGGCGAAGCATCTGGGGCTGGTCGGGCGGGTCGGGTCCGCGCCCACATTCATTCACGCCTATAGCGGGCATTCGGTCGTTGAAAGCCCGCTGTCGGCGCCCTGGTTGCGGCGTGTCGTCGCCCGTTTTGACTTTCCCTGAAGGAGCCTGAGCATGGCGACCCTTGTCCTTTCCGCTGTCGGTGCCTCGGTTGGTGCGGGGTTCGGCGGCTCGGTCCTTGGCCTCTCCGGCGCGGTGATCGGCCGTGCCGTGGGCGCGACCATCGGCCGGGTCATAGATCAGCGTCTGATGGGTGGTGGCTCGCGCGCGGTGGAGACGGGCAAGGTCGACCGCTTTCGCCTGAGCGGCGCCAGCGAGGGCGCGCCCATCGGGCAGGTCTGGGGCCGGATGCGGGTTGCCGGCCAGATCATCTGGGCGTCGCGTTTTCTGGACAGCACCACGGTCAGCGGCGGTGGTGGCAAGGGGGCGCCGAAACAGCCCAAGGTCACTGAGCACAGCTATTCGGTCAGCCTTGCCATCGCGCTTTGCGAAGGCGAGATCGCGCGGGTCGGGCGGGTCTGGGCCGACGGGACCGAAATCTCGCCGAGCGATGTGTCTATGCGCGTCTATACGGGCGCGGCGGATCAGCTTCCCGATCCGAAGATCGAGGCGGTCGAGGGGGCGGGGATGGCGCCTGCCTATCGCGGCCTTGCCTATGTGGTTTTCGAGGACCTGCCGCTTGGCCCCTATGGCAACCGGGTGCCGCAGTTCAGCTTCGAGGTGTTCCGCCCGGCGCAGGGGCCGGGGATCGGCGATGTGCCGGACCTGAGCCATGCCATCGCGGGGGTGGCGCTGATCCCCGGCACGGGGGAATACGCGCTCGCGACGACGCCGGTGCATTATACCGAAGGGTTGGGCCGCAACATCTCCGCCAATGTCCACACGCCCGGAACGGCGACCGACCTGACGGTGTCGCTGAACGCCTTGGGGGAGGAATTGCCGGGCTGTGGTTCCGTTTCGATCGTGGTGTCGTGGTTCGGGGACGATCTGCGCTGTGGGCAGTGCAGCATCGCGCCGAAGGTGGAGAATACCGCCTTTGACGGGGTCGGGATGCCGTGGCGGTCGGGCGGGATCGGCCGCGCGGAGGCGGCCATGGTCGCGCGGGACAATGGGCGGCCGGTTTACGGCGGCACCCCGGCCGATGCGGCCATTGTCGAGGCATTGCAGGCGGTCAGGCAGCGCGGCAAGGCGGCGGTATTCTACCCCTTCATCCTGATGGAGCAACTGGCGGGCAATGGTCTGACCGATCCGTGGAGCGGGTCGCCGGATCAGCCGGTCCTGCCCTGGCGCGGGCGGATCACGCTGTCGGTGGCGCCGGGGCAGGCGGGCAGCCCGGAAGGCACCGCGCAGGCAGACGCCGAGGTCGCCGCGTTTTTCGGGACGGCGCAGGCAGCCGATTTTTCCATCGCCGGGGGCATCGTCAGCTATTCCGGCCCGGCGGAGTGGTCCTATCGCCGCTTCATCCTGCACAACGCCCATCTTTGCGCGCTGGCGGGCGGCGTGGACGCATTTTGCATCGGCTCGGAAATGCGGGGGCTGACACAGATCCGCGGTGCGGGGGGCGGGTTTCCCGCCGTTCAGGCGCTGCGCGTGCTGGCCGCCGATGTGCGCGCGATCCTCGGCCCCTCGGTCAAGATCGGCTATGCGGCGGACTGGTCCGAATATGCCGGGATGCAAGGCGCGGCGGGGGAGTTCCTGTATCATCTCGATCCGCTCTGGTCCGACCCCGAGATCGACTTTATCGGCATCGACAATTACATGCCGCTGTCGGACTGGCGCGACGGGACCGACCATGCCGATGCGGGTTGGGGCTCGATCTATGACATCGACTACCTGAAGGCGAATATCGCCGGGGGCGAGGGGTTCGACTGGTATTATGCCAGCGCGCAGGAGCGCGAGGCCCAGATCCGCGCGCCGATCACCGATGGTGCCTATGGCGATGACTGGGTCTGGCGGATCAAGGACATACGGTCCTGGTGGGAAAACCCGCATCACGACCGGCCCGGTGGCGTGAAGGGCGCGCAGACGGCCTGGGTCCCGGGGTCGAAGCCGATCTGGTTCACCGAGTTCGGCTGCGCGGCGATCGACAAGGGGACCAACCAGCCGAACCGCTTCCTTGACCCGAAATCCTCGGAATCCGGGTTGCCCTTCCATTCGAACGGGCGCCGTGACGACCTGATTCAGATGCAATATCTGCGGGCGATGGCCGATTACTGGCGCGATCCGGCGAATAACCCGGTTTCGGAGGTCTATGGCGGGCCGATGGTCGATATGGACCGCGCCCATGTCTGGGCCTGGGACGCGCGGCCGTTTCCGCAGTTTCCGGGCGACCGGGCGCTGTGGAGCGACGGGGACAATTACGCGCGGGGCCATTGGCTTAACGGCCGGGCGACGGCGCAGCCCCTGGCCAATGTCGTGGCGGAGATATGCGAACGCTCTGGCGCGGACGGTGTCGATGTTTCAAACCTTTACGGTCTGCTGCGCGGCTATGTGGTGGCTGACAACGGCTCGGGGCGTAGCGCGCTTCAGCCGCTGATGGTCAGCTATGGTTTCGACGCGGTGGAGCGCGACGGCGCCCTGCGCTTCGTCATGCGGACGGGGCTTTCGGACGCGGCCCTGTCGGCCGGGGACCTTGCCGTCGGTGAGGACACGAATGGCTGGGTGGAGACGCTGCGCGCGACGGATGCCGAGACGGTCGGCCGGGTGCGGTTGAACTATGTCGAGGCCGAGGGCGATTACGAAAGCCGCGCGGTCGAGGCGCTGCATCCGGCGGGCGATCTGCAATCGGTGTCGCAATCGGAATTCGCCATCGCCTTCACCCAGGCCGAGGCGCAGCGGACGGTGGAACGCTGGTTGACCGAGATGCGCGTCGCGCGGGACGGCGCGCGCTTTGCCCTGCCGCCATCGCTGGGCCATGTGGGCGTCGGCGATGTGGTGGAGATGGAAGGCGGCCAGCGCTACCGGATCGACCGGGCGGAGCAGGCGGGCGCGATCCAGCTTGAGGCGGTCAGGGTGGAACCGGGGGTCTATGTCGCCTCGGACGAGGCCGAGGGCGCGGTGGCGCCGCGCAGTTTCGTGGCGCCGGTGCCGGTCCTGCCGATCTTCCTCGACCTGCCGCTGATGACGGGTGAGGAGGTCCCCCACGCGCCGCATCTTGCGGTGGCCGCGACTCCATGGCCGGGATCGGTGGCGATCTATGGATCGGACCAGGATGCGGGCTATGCGCTGAACCGGCTGATCGCGGCGCAGGCGGTGATCGGGCGGACCGAAGGGCTTATGGCTCCGGCGCGTGGCTCGGTCTGGGACCGTTCGGCGCCGATCCGGGTGGTGATGTCGGGCGGGGAACTCAGCTCGGTCGCAGCGTCGCAACTGTTGAACGGGGCTAATCTGATGGCGGTGGGCGACGGCACATCGGGCAACTGGGAGCTTTTCCAGTTCGCCGATGCCACACTGGTCGCGCCCGATACCTACGACCTGTCGCTTTTGCTGCGCGGGCAGGCGGGAACCGAGGAAGCGGGCGCGGCGGGCTGGCCAGTGGGCAGTACGCTGGTCCTGATGAACGGCGCGCCGGGGCAGATCTCGCTTTCGATGAACGAACGCGATCTGGCGCGGCATTACCGGATCGGCTCTGCCCGGCTTGGCTATGACGATCCGTCCTATGTCCATCTGATCGAGGCCTTTGCGGGCAATGGTCTGCGGCCCTATGCGCCGGTTCACCTGCGGGCGCGGGCGGGCGCGGGGGGCGATCTGGATGTCACCTGGACGCGCCGGACGCGGATCGGGGGCGATAGCTGGACCGGCCTCGATGTGCCGCTGAGCGAGGCTTACGAGGCCTATATCGTCCGCGTCTATGACGGCGGCCAGATGCGGCGCGAGGCGGTGGTGAGCCAGCCGGGGTGGACCTACGGCGCGGCGCAGCGGGCCGCTGACGGGGTGGGTCAGAACTTTGAACTTCAGGTCGCCCAGCTGTCCGACACGTTCGGGCCAGGGGTGTTTGCGAGGATGATCGTCAATGTCTAA